ATCGTTTTGCAGACGGATAACAGTCATAAAATCTTTCTCCGTTAATTGCGGATAGGTTGCTTTGATTTGGTCGTATAGTGCCATTATGCTGCCCTTACTAAAGATGCTGAAAAATTGCTATTTACAGAACCAACATTAATTGTTTGATTGCCACCGCTACCTTGATAAACATATAATTCAAGATAATCTGTTGAACCATTCATGTAAATTAATGAATTAAAGCCAAGTCCAGTTCCATTTGGTGTTCCGTTCATATTTAATCCATATTGAAATGCTGAACCATTCTTGTTTATTTCAATTGTTGCCCAAGAACTTGTCATTCCAAATACAACCAAACCATTTACCTGATAATAACCAGCTACTTGCGGAGTAAATCTGTAATTTGTAGTGTTGTCAAAAGCATTGGCTGTATCAAAATTTTTGGTTTGAAATTGAACTTTTGTCCATGTTCCAGTTGAAACAGTTTGTACAGAACTTTGATAAGCACTAAACGCTGGCATATTACCGCTAACCATTACGGTTCCCGTAGACCCTGTAGAAGTTGCATCTATTACTGAGACTGACATATTTAACCTATCGCAATTCGTACCAAGTTGATAAGGTTGCACCGCCGCCATTATTTGCTGAGTAAGTTGCACCATTAGGCACTATAAAACTTACTGAAGCATAGGCTGTTCCGCCAGCAGTTCCAGAATTAGAACCATTAGTTTGAATAGTTAATCCACTAACTAAACCTGTCAAAATTGCATTTATATAACCACCACTGCCATTAGCAGAAACACTAACCATAATTGGATAACCAGTTGTATTGGTGTAAGTTGTTCCCAATGCTCTTGAGGAAGTCATATTCTGCCAAGTTTGAGCTGTTGCACTTGTCCCCAAACCAGCAGATTGGGCTTGAGTAGAAGAATTATTGAATGTAATTCCGTTTGTTCCGTCTATTGCAACTGACATAATATTTCCTTAAACAGGATTGGCTACTGCGATTAAATCAGCAGTTGTTTTAGCATTAGCAATAGCGGTGCGACCAGCAGTTAATTCAGCAATAAAGTCTGCATCAGATACGCTGTTTTCAATACCAGCTAATGTGTTTAATTGACGAGCTTGGGCTTCTTGAACCGCAGCAGCATTAAACTTTGCTAGTTTATGAGCTTGGGCAGTAGGAAAATCTACAGTTACAGTAGTTCCATTTAGCTTCCATGCGTCAAAAAACTGGGCATCTGCGCCTTGTGGCAATGTGCTGTCATCCACAATAATTGCACCAGCAGGGCAGTCTTTAGCTAAAACTTCGTTGATCGGTAATTCGCCTGTTGGAAAACATACAGAGACATTACCATTTGAATTTGTATAAACAATTACTTGTGCCATTTTTAATCCTTTTAATTATCTAAAACACGATACATTAACTCTGTCTGTATTAAATGCTGTTGAATTAGCATAAGTGACATTTACAGAAATAGCTGATGAAGTTCTTGCATAACAGGTAACGCACATTAAAGCTGCTGTTGTTGGGTAATATTCTCCACCACCAGTAAAAGCATAATTTGCATCTGTTAAAGCACTAGTAAAATTAACTACATAATTTCCTGTTGTTACATAAGTTACTGAACTTACATTGTAAGAACCATAAATAGTGCCAGCAGTATTTACTCTACCACCATCAAAATTTACCCATGCTTTAGCACTACCAGTAATAGCATTAGTCATTGAAGTGCTAGTTCCAGCACCATTTTGAATTGTATCTGCGACTATTGTTCCAGCCATTATTAATCCTTAGTTTCCAAAACAAACAACATAAGCATTATTGCCTAAATTCACTTGAGAACCACTTTCAAAATGAACAATTTGTGTTTGTGATACTGAATTTACAATAGCAATAGTATCGCCATAATTAGTTGTTGAATTGTTTCCTGTTCCAACAACAGGGCAATAATAAGTATTAGAAAACGCTGTTGTGTAGTTTACTTGCCAAACTCCTGCGCTAACATAAGTAACAGAACTGACATTAAAAGATTGATTAATTGTAGGAGTAGAACTACCCACAAAATTTACCCATGCTTTTGCAATTCCTTGATAAGCGTTTTGGGTGCTAAATAGACCTGTATCGGTATTAATTGTATTTGCTATTAATGTGCCAGCCATAATTTATCCTTAAACTACCACAAGGCGTGAGCCTGTTGATACAGTTAAAACATACCCAGTTGCTACGGTAAAAGGGCCGGCAACCATGCCGTTAGTACTAGCAGGTACTGTGTAGTTTGTATTTAAAGTCTGCCCGTTAGTATAAATCATGTTAGCGGGGTTAATTGATGCTACACCTACTGTTCCGTTACTTGGCGCTATTGTGTTGGTCTGTAAGCTATTATATTCAACCCAAATGTTATTAGGCGTTGTGCTATTGGCTGGGGGCGCTGAAGTAAAAGTTAGGGTTGTTCCTGATACGGTATAAGCGTAGTTAGGGTTTTGGATAACGTTATTAACAGATACAATAATCTGCGCAGAAGTAACAACTGCAATAGGTAAAGTAAAAGCCGTAGTTGACCCGTTGCCCGTAAACGATGCAATCGTTGGGCTGTACTGCTGAACCGTTAAGTTATTACCAATATAGGCCATTAAACCACCGTCAATCCAGAAACCCACGCATCGCAAGAAGTAGCGGCGCTTGCAAGAACATATAAAGCGTCAGAGGCCTGTAACATAACACGGTTGCCTTGAATAACTTCCAAAGAGCCGCCGACAGGAATAGTAGCTGTATAAACCAAATAGTAGTTTACTGCACTGCGAGTAACATAAGCGTTTACTGTAATTGGAGAAGTACTAGTATTTGAAAGCACCAAGCTAGTAACAGCCAAAGTACCAGAAGATACTGTAGTTACAGAAGAGCCGCTAGTGCTTACGTTTTTTACTGCGTACGATACGTTTGTATATGTAGCCATTTTTTATCCCATTACTACTGCAAAATAGTACGCTTGGTCTGCTGTAGGGGCAGCATTTGGAGAAGAGACCCAGCCTGTACCATTTGAAGTTAAAATATTACCCGATGTTCCGGGAGAAGTTAAGCCTGTACCACCAGCTGCAGCAGGCAAAGTACCTGCGGTTAAAGCAGAAGCCGATGTTGAATATATGGCGTTATTAGCTGCAGTAAAAGTTGTTAAGCCTGTACCGCCATAGCCTGTACCAACTGTGTTTCCATTATAGGTGGTGTTAATAATAGTGGCTGTGCCAAAGTCTGCGGTAGTTGTACTAAAGTCGTATGATGCGGGTAACAAAGCGTACTTACCCCAAGACCCTGCGGAAGTACTGTTATTTTCAACAAATATGTAGGAATATCCGCCGGAAGGTACAGTATCAACAGCACCAGAAGCGCTATCAACAATAGTTACGGCGCCAGATGAGTCGTTATCAAAAGTAAATCCTTGCCCGTTAGCCATTGTTGTAGCAACAGGAAGCTGAATTGTTTGGGTTGTGGAACCACTAATACGTTGGTAGTAGGCAGATGCAACTGTTAGAACTGTTGTTGTTCCCGCTGCCGTAATTACGTTATATCCAGCAAGAAAGTTATTAGCTGTTACGTTTTGGTTAGTGTCTCTTAAGACAACTGAGTTAGCGCCAGAAGAGCTAGTAACGCCAGTACCACCATAACCAACAGGAATAGTTGTGCCATTCCAAACACCAGAAGTAATAGTGCCTAGAGCAGTAACGTTTCCAGAGGCATCAAGGTTTACAGAACGCTCTGATGGGTAAGTAACAAATACGTTAACAGTGCCGCTAAATGTGACAGCAGACCCAGAGTTGCTGGAAGATAAAATTGTTGTACGTGTTAGCGTTCCACCAGTAGCATAAGTGCCAATGCCAACTTCCCAGTTACCAGAAGCATCAGTAGCCGCATAAAAAGTAGTATTACCGTTTCCAACGACAGCAAAAGACTGATACCCGGTAACACTTCCCGTTAATGTAAAGCTTACGGTTGTATTAGCAGTACCAGTCTGTTGGACACGGTCGTAAACTACCAGAGCCATTTAAAGCTCCTTAGCTAGTTGCAGTTGTGCTATATGTAACGCTTACAGTATCGCCAGCAGTTGTTGTCTTAGCAGTTGCAAAAGCTCCAGCACTATACAAAGTACCGCCAGTATTGTTTTGCGTAGAAGATGCGCCTGAACCTAAAGTCAAGAAACAACCTGTTACGTTACCACCGGCACCAGTAATAGTGTAGGTAATAGCCGTTGCAGTAGAAGTAGTTACGTTTGATGGGCTAGAACCAGTAGAACTAGCATTACCAAATACTGCAGTACCACGGACAGCGGAGCCGCCAACGGTGTAGTTAATAAACTCAGTCCAGCCAGAGTGTGAAGTCATGGTATCAGAAGCCGCAAATGTTGGGCTAGTTGTACCAATCAAACCTAAGTATGGGCCAGTAACAGTATAAGCAGAACCTTTTAACAAGGTATTGAGCATTAGCTCTTTACCGATAGAGTTAACTAAGTTTGGAAACTCTTGGGTCCATTTTAAATTACCTTGAGCATCACGGCACTCTACTTGGTAGAAGCCTTCAACGCCTACGGTTTCATTTTGCGCAGCGCCAGCTTGCAGAGTAATTTCCGCTTGGTCGCCGCAACTTGCTAATTCTTTTTGCATAAAAGCTCCTAACTAATTCTAATAATGGCGTTTGTCGCCGTGGGGGTTGGGAATGTTACAGTAAAAGTTCCTGCTGAAGTGTTCGTTTTATCCGAACCAAAATCCAAAACCGCTACCGCTGCACCAGTTGTACCATTATATATTAAGGCACATCTTGTAGTAAAGCTAGCTCCGGTCCAAACTACTGGGGCAAATGAAATATAGGCGGTATTTGAATTGGTGTCGCCTACGGGCACTTGCGTAATAGTTAGGGTTTTACCGCCCGCGGTGTATCCTGAACCAGATATTTCATTGGTTGTTGTATAAGCGGTGGTTGAGTTATTGAGGCTGGCGTTACCGGTATAAAGAGCGATTTTGTATGTATAGGGGGTGCCGACAGCAAAGTTTTCCAACCCTGATAAAAGATTTACCTTAAAAACAGTAGTTTGCCCCTGGATAATAGACATTATGCGCCTCTACCACCAACGTTCATTTTAAGCTGGCCATCACGATAGAAATCGCCACGCTCAAGACCATCAGAAAGACGTTTAAGTTGCATTACTGCTTCTTGGTATTTGTCTTCATAATATTTAACCAAATCCGCTTCACCCTTCATAAACAGCATGGCTTCCCGCATAGCACCATAAAACAAGACCGGGTCATAATTATCACCAAGCCAACTACGTCCAGTAGCATTAGATACGGCGCTTACTGTGACAGAAAAGCCAGAACCAGTAGAACTAAGGGAAGAGCAAGAAAGAATATCGCCCACGACATAAAAGTTACCGCCAAAAGTAATGCTACAGGATGTGACGGCACCGCCGGCAATAACGATATCAGCAGTTGCGTTAGCACCTGAACCTCCAGTTAAAGATACATTTTGATATACACCATTGGTATATAGCGACCCACCAGTCAAAGAACCAACTGTAGTAATTTGACCTTGAACAGTTGTAGGAGGGTAGTAAAAATAGTGCATTTCTACCGTATAGTTTTGGTCTGGAGTAGGTGCCAAAATATAAGTCATGTCTTCCAAATTAGACAACTGATTACCAAACAAAGCGTAATATTTAGGCAATCCCGTAGCGGTTGCCGTTGGGTATGCTTCTCGTAAAAAGTTAACATCTTTATTTAAAAGGTAGTTATAGTTACCGGTTTGGTCAACAACAGCAATAGAGTAATTAGCTAACCAATCAGTTGGCAACGCTAAATAAGGGTTAGATACTGACACTGTGCCCGTAACGTTTTTACGTAGCGTTGGTAAATTAACGGTGTTATATATGCGGTCTTCAGCCTCCTGAATAAATACAGGAATACTAGCTACGAAAAGCTGTTCAGTATTTTCAGCGTAAGCTTGGATGTTGTTATATAACTGCTCGTAATTCATTCGGGTTTACCCTTAA